CCAAGACTACACACAACAATGTAGTTTTGGATTTGTTCGTGAATATCTTAAAGGGTTTGATGTTTACGTTGAAGTTGGTGATGTAATAGAATTTAATGGTGAATGGTGGGAGATAGATGCGATAGAGGAGACTCAATATTTTGGTGGTAAGAATCCAGACTATGCTTTCTCAGGTGATAGATGGGGTTTGAATGTTTCTATAATAGCTAATTCACACTTGACAAGACGTTCAAGAATTAATATTGAAGAATTCAGACCAGCAATAATAAATGATCACAATGATATACCGAGCAACATATAATGAAAAATTCATCCAAATATAGATTACCTCCAATAAAACGTACTCGTGACAGCTTTATAGATGATTTCAATTCACAACAAAATCCAAGAATTGATTTAGGTAAAGCAAGACACACCCAAACACGCCGTGATAAAGACAAGGTACGTAGTTTAGGTATAACACTATATGATATTGATTTTGCTGTAAAGTCTTTTGTAGATCAACGCATGCAATTGCGTATAGAAGATAACGGCGAAATAATATCAGTTCCAATCATATATGCAAATTCCGAAAAATGGGCTTCCATACAAAAAGATGGTTTCCTAAAAGACAAGAAAGGTAAAACGATAGTGCCATTAATAACATTCAGAAAAGCGAGTGTTGTTATGGTGGATGAGATGCGTAGAAACAAAGTTGCAACGGTTGATCAAATACACTATGTAATGAAACAAGCTTATAGTAAAAATTATAAGTATGATAAATTTAGTGTTTTGAATGAACCGAGACAAAAACCATATGAATATTACTTAACACCAGCACCAGATTATGTTGATGTTACGTATGAGTTTATTTTATGGTGCGAATACCAAATGCAATTGAACTACATAATAGAACAATTTATCTACTATACAGGACAATCATTTGGTGATAGGAATTTCTTTAAGTTCCCAACACACTTGGAAAACATATCAGTTGAGGACAGTAACACTTCAGGACAAGACCGTTTAGTTAGGGCTTCATTTCAAATGAAGGTTCATGGGTATCTATTACCCAAAGATATTGGGGGAATGACAACAACTAAACGAGTTGTTACGCCAAATAAGCTTCAATTTGTTTCCGAAACATTCACAGACATCAATACAATACTATTCCGTGAGAATCAAAACGATGGATTTAGGTCTTTAAATACTCCACTGGATAACGATTTAAGAGATTATGAGACGAGATTAGACTAATTTTTTTTGAATAAATATTAAAAATATCATATTCTACGAAAAATAGTTTATATTTATATGTGTATTTATTTACTTATATTTAATGAGGTTTTCTATGGCTGAGAATTTAGAGAAAGAAGTTTCACAAGAAGATATTGATAAAGTGAAACAGTTGCGTTCAAAGTATGCTCAAACAACTGCACAAATTGGTCAAGTTGAAATAGAGTTACATGTTATGAAGCGTCAAATTGAAGAATTGACACAAATCCGTGAGCAGTTATTTACTAACTACTCCACTTTACAAAATGAAGAACAAGATTTGGTTAAAAGTCTTAATGAAACATACGGTGACGGTGTATTAGATTTGGAAGCTAATAAATTCGTTGCATCGCAATCTTAATGTGTTGCTGATAAATCTGACTTAATTACATAATTTTCTGGAGAAAATAGTGGCTACTGAAAGAATAGTAAGTCCTGGAGTGTTCACCAATGAACGAGATTTGTCCTTTTTACCGCAAGGTATTGGGGCTATTGGTGCAGCTCTTGTAGGACCAACTTTGTTGGGACCGGCATTTGTCCCAACATTGGTTAATGGATATGCCGAATTTGAAAAGATGTTTGGTGGAACATATGAGCAATCATATCTGCCTTACACTGCTAAGAGCTATTTAACAAATGCTGGTTCAGCAACTGTAGTTAGAGTTCTTGGATCTGGTGGGTATTCTTTGAAACACCCAATTGCTATTGTTGCAAAATATGCAGATCCTGAAACAGAAGCTACAAGTTCACGTTTGGTATCATTCCTTCACCCAACATTTGTTGTAACTAGCAATGATGATGTTTCTTTATTTAATAAAACAGTATTGGTTAAAAACACAGACAGTTTTGTTTTAACTCTGTCTGGATCCTTTACAACAGATACATCTACATTTACAAATGCTCAGAATGAAAACGGTGTAGCTGTAAGTGCTTCTATCGATCCAGATAGCGATTCATTCATAGGTGATATTTACGGATATAACCCGTATGGAACACGTGCTGTTTACAACTATGCTTGCTTTACCAATGATTTAAGAGCGTTGATCGATTCATTAGGTTATGTTCCAGAAATTGAAATACAAAGTGGAACATCAGCATCAGAATGGGATTTCACAAATGATTATTCTGAAGCTTCAACCCCTTGGATAACATCACAAAAATTAGGTGGTTCAGCAAATGACCTATTCAGATTCCACACATTGTCTCACGGTGTACATAGTAACTATCAAATTAAAGTTGGTATTGCTAATATACGTGCAGCGGGAACAATTGCTGGTACAGAATACGGTGAATTCGATGTGATAATACGATATGTTGATCAGTCTAAATTACCACAAACACCGTTTACCTATCAGGATGAAGATATTCGTCCAAACATAGTAGAACAGTTTAGATGTAATTTGGATCCAAATTCTCCAAGATTCATTTCAAGAGTAATTGGTGACAGATTCGTTACAATCACAGGCGAAGGTAAAGTTGTTGTAAACGGTGATTATTCAAATAAATCAAGCTATGTTAGAGTTGAAGTAAGTGAAGCTGTTGCTAATGCAGCTGTACCTACATCATATATTCCGTTTGGATTCCGTGCATTGATGTCACCGATACCTGAAGGATTTGCTCAACCAGCAGCTTCTACATATGTAACTCAACAAAGAATAAACAACATCTATAATAGACGAGTTTATTTTGGATTTGACTATGATTTTGGTGAATCCGATAACTTCAACTATTTGCGTCCTTTGCCAGTTGCATCACGTCAAGTTGTTGCTAATAATGTAGATTTTTATTTGGGTGATCATAATCAAGATGCTGGTGCTAATTTCCCAACATCTGCAAACCCATATACAGGCAAAATTGATTTAACATCAAATACATCACCCGATACACGTAAGTTTATGGTGCCTTTCCAAGGTGGATTCGATGGTCACAAACCGAATTTGCAAAAGAAAGTTGGAACTAATATAACAGCGGGTAACACACAAGGATTTGATATTTCATCAACAAGTGCTGATGGATATATTTCTTACAAGAAGGCATTGGATACTATTTCAAATGCTGACGAGTTTGATATTAATATGATGGTAACGCCAGGTGTTCTACATTCTTTACATTCTCCAATTACAAACTATGCTAAGGAAATATGCGAAGAACGTGGTGACGCTTTCTATGTAATGGATTCTGTTGCTATTGATGACAACATCGCTACAGCAGTTTCAGTAGTTGAACCATTAGACACAAATTATGCAGCTACATACTACCCTTGGGTTAAGATATTAGATGTTGATAGAAATAAACCTGTATGGGTTCCACCTTCAGTGGTTCTCCCTGGTGTTATTGCTTTCAATGATAGAGTTGCAGCTGAATGGTTTGCTCCTGCTGGTTTAAATAGAGGCGGTTTAACTGAGGTTATCGAAGTTAAATCACGTTTGACACAAGGTGAGCGTGACGTACTATATGAAGGTAGAATTAATCCAATCGCAACATTCCCAGCAACGGGTGTTTGTGTTTGGGGACAAAAAACACTTCAAGGTCGTCCTTCTGCTCTTGACCGCATCAATGTTCGTAGACTCTTGATAGCCGCTAAGAAGTTTATTGCATCTTCTACAAGATACCTTGTATTTGAACAAAATACTTCTCAAACCCGTGCAAGATTCTTGAATATTGTAAATCCATATCTCGAATCAATTCAACAACGTCAAGGTTTATTCTCATTCCGTGTTATCATGGATGAAAGTAATAACACACCTGACATAATTGACCGTAAC